CATCAAAGAAAGCATTCACGCGCCCAGTCGGCTCCCACTTAACTGGTGAGGGCAGCAGCAGCTTGCCGGACGTGTCGACGTGGATGCAACTCATATGACGCTACCCTCCGGTGCTGCCGAGTCTGGTAGGCCGAACGTCTGGGTAGCCTCCCCCACAGGCGTTACAGGCAAACGATCATCGTGTTGCCCCCGCTGAAAATCTGGTGGCGGCCTGTCCGGGTCCTGCTGGACGTTGATCTTGTCGGCGATGCTGACCGCGCCGGCATAGGGCTGCGCGCTCGTGTTGGCCAGCAGCTTCATCTGGCGGGCCAGCGCCGCGTATTGCTTCGACCTGTTGCTGAAGTTCGTCTTCAGTTCGCCCTGCACCACGTCGACCTGGCGCGCGAGTTGGAACGCGAGCGAGTTCGCCATCTCCGCGGTCGCGCCGTAGATGTTCCACCGGCCCAGCGACCACAGGATCTCCTCGTCCTGGACCTGCTGGTCGCTGGCCAAGACATCCCCCAAAAGTCTGCGGACTTGCATCAATGGACTGGTCGTGATCAACGCTGGGTCGTATGTCCAAGACACATGAACCTCCTCAGGCTGGAGATACGCTAGGCGCATGAGCATACAACACCAGCACCTGGTTGTCAGATGTCGTTGCCACCATCGTTATCATATAGCGCACCGCCGCCTGCATCGTCGTAACCTGCTGGAGCACCGCCCGGTTCGCTCCATTGTCCGACGGGGATGCCGCAAGTTGGGGACTACCGAGCAGGCGGCTGGACGGATTTGAATCTGTTCCCGAGAGCACGGAACAACTTGCCGCTGGCGCTGACAGCGTGACACCGCCCCTGAGCATCGGCCCGAAGTCGAACGTCAGCGTCACCGTCTCGGCCGGGTTGATCTCTGAGAAATCGTTCCCCTTCGGCATTGTCTCCACCTACGTCAAGCTGAACGCGATACTTCAGTCCAATTTGGACCACCTGCCGTCATGAGAAACTTCATCGTGACGCTTGCTATTGGGTTGTAATTGACAGCGCCCTTCAACTGCAAAACGCCGCTCTGTTGGAACGTCGTGTTGCCGTCGGCAAGAAAAATGGTGATCTCGTCACCGATCTCAGCGCCCAGAAAATTAGTGATCGTCTGGGGCGAGGCGTTAAATAGCTGATATGTGCCAGCACCGATGACGGACGGCGTAGCTGTGGCCGTAGTCATGTTCTTGAGTCCGCCGGCCGGGCGCAAACGCCAATTCGTGTTCGCGCCGAACAGGCCATCATTCGTTATATGGTGTAGAACGTTGTCGAACGTATTGACACCCCAAAACACAGGCGCGTTGTTGTCCGGTGCAATGCCAGTCTGAAGATTGGCCAAATGATTGGCATCTATAGCGGCAAAGGCTCCAAGTATTCCGGTGTTTCCGCTTGAATATACGGCCCCGCTTATGTCATTGCCGATAGCACTATAGTAACGGTTGGCATCGGGAAATGGCGGGCCGTAAATGCCTGCAAAACCATCTGGAACCCCGGTAATTGTATTTCCTATCACACGAAGTCGCTGACCGTACTCTGCAAGCAGAATCGCGTGTGCATTGGCACCGCTTTGCTGCGGGTCTTTTATGTAGTTGTTTATCACTCCACAATCAAAGCAACCGCCATCAACCACAATTGATGAATTAGTGAGATGACATCCGTCGATGTAGGAGTCAGAAGCGACAAACAATTCGATCGGACCGACGCCTTGCTCCGTTCGGCAGTTGCGAAACATGCTGTTTCGACAGACGCCGAGTGCCATCCCCGGACCCGTCAACACGCCAGCGACACCAGGGATGCCCTTCACATTCTCAATCAAGATATTCTTTGCGACAAAGCAACCGATCGCCGAGGCTTTGCCTGTGGCAACAGTCATGTCGCGGATAGCGATGTTCTGTTTGAGGCTAAGGATTTTTTGGACCGTCGTGATCTGGCTTCCGCCGAACGGAAGCGTCTCGGCAAGAGTGATGACGCCCGTCGCAGGGTTTGAGCTGAGGACGGTGGTGTGCCAACCAGGATACCAGAAGCTGGTGCTATGCAAGCCGCCGGAAATGAAGATAATCGTGCCGTTGGGAAAATTACCAGCGTCCGCTGCAACCGTCGTCGTGACTTTGTTATCTCCAATCGTCGGCGCATTGATCGGATAGGTGGTGTTCGTGCCTGGCCAATTTGTATTGACCCCAGTCATGGTCCCATAGATGGAAATCGTTTGGTCGTCAGGAAATGTCTGGACATTATTCAGGATGGTTGTTGCATCTATGCCGGCCCCCTGAAGGATCGTGTTTGATGGCGGCTTGATCGAACCGGAAATGCAATTGTAATTGCCGGGAGGGACAAACAATATGCCACCACCAGCCGCGCTGAGAGCGTTTTGCGCCATGTTGAAAGCCGGATAATCATCCGTGCCATCGCCTTTAGCGTGGTAAGGAGCCGACTTGACGTCGGCAACGAAGACATCCTGCTTCCCGTCAAACGCGGAGTTCAGGTCGGCTGCCGGCAGGATCTGCCGTGTTGAAAAAGACATTTCCACCTACCCAAGGACGTCATCGCCATCTAGCTGACTTTGGTCGAGGGTGAAGATCGCTATCCTTACTTTCCTCGGTCCAATTGCCGTCAACGTGACCCGCTGTTGCGGGTAGCTAACCTCCAGCAGCCTAGCAGCACCAGCCGTCACCGTCACGCGGCTTTGCGGGTAAGTGATGTAGTTCGGGTCGAGCCGGGCCAGGATTGGCGGCGGGACGAAAACGTAAATCGCATCCGTCCCCTGGTGCCCGACCATGATGGAGCCGGCACGCTCGAACCTGGGATGCGGCGGCTGGTAGGGTGGGATCTCCCACCCCATGTTGAACCACCTGATGAACCGCGCCTGGATGCCCTCGTCGCCACGGACCACCGCCCCGAACTTCTCTGCCCGCGGATGAGAAGGTTGAAACGGTGCGATTTCCCAGCCCGCGTTGAACCAACGCATGAACGGGGACTGGATGCCGTCGTCGCCCTTGAAGATGGCCGCGGCCCTACGCTCTGGCGTTGGATGACGCGGTTGGAACGGCGAGATTTCCCAGGCAATCGTCGGAGGTGTGACAAAGATGTACCTGGCTTCGATGCCTGCCTCCCACGGCATGATGGCCGCGGCCTTCTCGGGGCGTGGATGGGGAGGATGGAAGGGAGCGATCTCCCATCCGGAGTTGAACCAGCGGATCAACGGGAACTGGGTGCCTTCGTCGCCGTGCGCCAGAGCACCCCATCGTTCGGGTCGCGGGTGCGGCGGCTGCCAGGACTGGACCTCCCACGCGTCCGTGACGAACGCCGGAGGAACGAACTTGGCCTCGATCCCAGGCTCGCTGATGATGGCAGGTGCACCTCTCTCCGGGCGCGGATGTGGCGGCTGGAACGGAGGCAACTCCCAACCATAAGGCAGGAAGTCGAAGAACGCGAAATCGCTTGTGCCCTCGATGCCGAAGTAGCGGGTTGATGTCTTCTGCCTGAGATGTGGTGCAGGAACGTCCCATCCCCACTTGAACGGCGGCACGAAGACATACTGCGCCTCGATGCCCGGCTCCCAGGGCATGATGGCACCCGCCCGCTCGGACCGGGGATGAGAGGGTTGGAACGGCGGGATGATCCAGTTGTAGGGGATGAAATTGATGATGGAGGCTTGCGTGCCCTGGTCGCCAATATCCGGAGTGACGTGGCGCTGATATCTGACGAACGGGGCCGCGATATCCCAGCCCCAGACGATCGTGACAGGCACGTACTGAGCTTCAATGCCGGCCTCTGACGGCATGGTCGCGCCCGCCTTCTCGGGCCTCGGATGCGGAGGCTGGAATGACGGGATCTCCCATCCGGAATTCACCCACGGTGCATAAATCGCGGAAGTGCTTCTTCCTTTGATGCCGAAGTATTTCTGCTTGGTCGACGGGGAAGCCGGCGGTTGAAACGATTGCACTTCCCAGCCCCAGATGATCACCGTCGGAACGAACACCGCCTCGATCCCAGTCTCCGACGGCATGATCGTGGCCGCCCTTTCTGGCCTCGGATGCGACGGCTGGAATGGCTGGACGTGCCAGTTGAAGTTGATCCACCTGATGAATGGGAACTGGATGCCCTGGTCGCCGATATCGGGGTTCTTGAAAACCTGATCCCGCGTCAGAGGTGGTGGAATCTCCCACCCATATGGCTGGAATGCGAAGGGCGGCGTCTCGATGCTGCCGAACGTCTTGATGGCACCAGACTTGGTCCGGTACGAGATGACCGGAGGTTGGAACGGCTGGAAATTCCATCCCCAGTTCGTAGGCGCCGGCGGTACGAACTGGGACTCGATGCCAGGCTCGCTGGTCGCGATCGCTCCTGCCCTCTCCGGACGCGGGCGCGGGGGCTGGAACGACGGTATGTCCCAGCCGTAGTTGATCCAGGTCGAGAAGATCGGGAACTGGCTGCTGCCCTTGAGGCCGGCCCGGTTCGACCCGCGATACTGCAGGTGCGTGAACGGTGCGTCCAGGAAGGTCGCTGGTGGGACGAAGACATACTGGGCCTCTATCCCTGCCTCCGACGGCATGAACGCACCAGCGGCCTCCGGACGAGGGTGGCGGGGCTGTATAGGGGCAATCTCCCACCCATACGGGAAGAACCGGATGAACGGCGCGTAGATACCCTCATCGCCCTTTATCAGACCAGCAAATATACCGTCCGGCTGTGGCGGATGTGGTGGCTGGAACGGGGCGATGTCCCAACCACGTGGTGTTGCCCCAGAAACAAAGACTTTCTCTATGCCCTGCTCCGAGGGCATGATCGCTCCGGCCTTCTCCACCCGCGGGTGCGAAGGTTGAAACGGTGGCAGTTCCCATCCATAGGGCTTGAAATCAAAGAATGCGAAGCCGGACCTACCCCTGGTCCCGTGGAACCTTTGCCTGGTGGTCGGACTGCTTGGCGGCTGGAAAGGCGGTATCTCCCAGCCGAGCGGGCTGTTCGCCGTCTGCGCCGGCGTGCCCGGGCCGCCCTGAATAGCGTTTAGCTGGTGGGCGTCATTCTGGAACATCTGCGGCAGCCCGCTTGGTGAGAACCACCTGCAAGTCTAGCACGCTGTTGATGTAATGCTTCACGGCGTAACGTTGATAATCCTCTGACCGGAGCGACACCTCGGCATCTATGCCATAACCGCACGTCCAGTCGAAGTCGCAGACCAGCGGGTAATGGTCCAGCTTGTTGTCCTCGCGCCACTTCTTGTTGAAGTAGAGGTAGCTCGCCTCGCACACCGGCGGCCATGCGTGCGTCGGGTCCTGGATCGCCCGGCTCGACGAGTAGAACGGCGTGATGATGGTCGCCTTCGATCCAGGCTTCATCACGCGCCACATCTCGTCCATGAACGGCATGCGCTCTGGCCCGGACAGATGCTCGAAGAAGTGCGACGAGAACACCTCGTCCACGCTGTCACTGTCTAGTCTTCGCCGATAGACGGGACCGGCGCAGCTTCCAGCAGTCTCACCGGCAGCGAAGAGCATCGCAATCGGCTCGCCGATGTACCACGGCGTCAAGCGCAGATCGTAAACGATGTCGGCGGACGAGCGCCCCGAGACGTCGATCCCGATGAATCCTTCCCGCTTGTTCTGTCCGCAGCCGAGGTCGAGCTTCACGTTTTCTCCTTCACCAAACGATGTCCGTGGATAGGTCTAGATGGCCTATTTTCACCGAGCAATCGATGGCGCAGCGATATCCACCAACTTTCCTGGCATCGGTCCAGAAATAAAGATCCTGACTCGTGATGCCTTCAGTCGTGCTCGCCGCCGTCTTGAACCACGGCCGGCGCAGCTTCTCGTCCTTGAACACTGACAGGCGGAACAGCGTGAAGCCCATCCCGGTGCCGCAGCACTCCACGAGGTTGCCAGCCGGATCGGGGCGCTGAGGACGGAAGTTGAGCGGGAACGACTTCGTATCGCCCCATATCTGCGGGACGCCGCCCTCTCCCTTCGTGAAATACAGCCCGCCGATCGCCGCATAGTCCTTGCCTTCGTTGGACTCCATGCGCGCCAGGAGTTTCAGGAGACCATCCTGCGGCGGTATATTGTCGTGCTCCAGCGTGAGCATGTACTTCCACGTCGACAACTCCGGATGGTCGACGACGGCCTGGATCGTGCGCGAGTACGCCTCGCCGACCTCCATGCCGACGGCAAATAGGCGCGCGATCTTCTGGTTCGGCGGCATGATGAGGTTGAGCCAGGACGCCACTACCTTCGTCGGGACGCTCGCCAGCGCCGGGACGATGATGACGGTGGAGAGGTCCTTGTACTGCGCGCTGGCCTCGATGCGCGACACCGCCTCGTCGAGGTTCGCCCCGAGCTTCCCGCCATCGTAACTGCTGAGGATGATCGGTTGCTGCATCTCACAAGTTCCTGAAGATCAAAGGCACGTTGGCACGATACCAGGATGCCCCGGTGACGGAGATGTTGGACATGGCGATCGTCTGGTTCGTGGCCGTGATGCTGTTCGAATGGATGCCTGCGAAGTAGCTGTTCGTGCTGACGCTGGCCGTCGTGCCGATATCTGCAAACGCTCCGAAGCTGCTGCCAAGCTGCGACTGGAATTGCATGCTGATCGACATCTGGTTGGCCGATGACGTGGTGGCCGCTCCGATTGACGACGAGTTCGTAGAGAACGAGAACCCCGCATAGTATTCGCCGATCGTCAGCACCGTTGAGAGCGGGAAACTCAGGTATTTTCCTGCGGTCAGGTTCGAGAAGTTGGACGTGCCGCTGGCCCAGCTATGGGTAGTTTGACTCGTCACTCCGATAATCGGAGAGAGCGTAGATGCGTTGTTGCTGTAGATGACGAACGCCGACGAGATCGCCACGGCGAACGTGTTGGACGTCGCCGTGCTGGTGACGCTGATGAACACTGGTATGTCGACGCGGGTGAAGGTGATCGGCGATGGAACCTCGAAGATGCGGAACGATGCCGAAGCGATGCCTCCGGTGGTACTATTAGCCTGTCCTGGAGCACCGAAGTCCGTGAACCTTGATATGATCGGGTCGCCGCCGGAGATGGTGATGCTGGCCACTCCCGCGGCTGTCGCCATCGACAGTGTGATGTTGCTGCCACCGGCCAGGACGATGTTCGAAACAGCCGGCGACGTCGACAGGTTCGACGTGTTCCCGGAAATCGTGACGAACTGATCGTGCGCCGAGTTCACGTTCGACGGCCGCCAGATGTCCGTCGCCGCGATCGTGGTTGTGGACGCCTGGCTGTTGAAGACCGTCACCGTCCCGGTGAAGTCGGCCATCGTCAGGGTCTTGTTGTGGCTGACGGCGCTCATGTCATGCGTCCATTCGAACCTTGACGATCAACAGCACAACGTTACTACCACTCATCCTCCACGAACCCAAGTATCCCATACGTCGGCGTGATACCAGTTGGCGCGGCCTTGAACGCCATCACCGCGACAAGACACGTTGCCGTGGAAGGAGAGCAGCCGAACGTCGCCGCTATGGACCCGTGGACAGATTGTACCTGACTCTCATCTGCCATGCAGATGACGAGGCCAACGCCGCTTCCGTTGTTTCCTATGGTAAACCCGGAGCCAACAGTCAGCGTAGTGTCGCTTCCCCCAGCGGCGTCGCATGAACCATAAATCAGATCGCCGTCAACGGTGGTCGTTATGTTGCCCGATGAGACGGTCGCCCCGCTGGTCTGCTGGATGGTGTGACCGTCAAGCGGCGTGGTGGTCACCACGCCAGACCACTCCTGCACTTCGATCCTGGTCCCTGTGGTGCTGGCGCTGAACGTGGCAATGATCGAAGTCGGGGCGCCGGATATGTTGGGAAGATAGAACGTAGCCATGGACTTGGCGTCGCCAGCATCGTCCAGGTTGTCCACGATGTTGTAAGTGACGCCATTGTTGTCCTTAACGTTGCTCAGGGTCTGCGGGTCCGCCCATGTGACCGATCCGCAGATCAGATTCCCCGCCGCCCCCGCCGAAATGGTGACGGTGACTGTCGTCCCCGAGCCGCCGTCGGCAGATATGTTTTTTTGGACAAATGTCGGCATCAGGGCAGTCCTATAATGGCCATATCTACGCCAGCGCCAATCCCATAAGAACCGACCGTGGACATGGACAAAGAACTGCCGGACACGGTAACACCGATAGTCACCGGGAACACGATCGAGCCCGTCGCGCCCTGGACCACGGTTTTGGACATGACCACGCCAGCTACCACGATCCAGAAAGTCACCGTTTCGATGCCCTGAGCATTGTCAATCGAGACGCCGGTCGCGACCAAAAGGATCGCATCGTAGTTCAGATTCACAACGCAGCCATCGGAACTCCCAAGGAACCTTGTGGCCATTGATTCCGCCCTACCATTCTGAAGTCACGACGCCGACGATGCCGCTGGGTGCCGATGCCGGTGGTGATGAACCTCCGTTGATGGCGAACGCCGGGCCCCAGAAATGATTGGTCTGCGTCGCAAGGTCCATCGTCACCGACCCAGCCGTAGCTTGTATTCCCCACTCAGAACACCGTGCTGTCCCGTTACCGCTGCCAAGATTGAAGCTCGTACCATGGGTCGATGTCCCGCTGCTCATCGCCACCGCGTATACGAGGTCGTCGGGCAAGCTGGTGTTGAAGCTGGCGAACGACGTGCCCGCCGAGTTGAACGTCTGTGACGACCCGTCGACGCTGATGGCGGTCGCCCCGGTGAACGGCTGAAACTCGTCCTGCACCATCCATTGATTGCCGGATGCACCGGAGAAATTAAAAGTCAGAATTTTGGGACCGTTGGTCAGGAAACCGTTTGATCTGAATGCGACGGTGTACAGGGTGCCGTCATCGTGCGGATCGAAAACCGTGTATGCATTGCTCTTGTCATCCGTGACCGACGTCAGGGTAAATCCCGCGTCCAGCAGCACTGCACCGAGCACGATGTCGCCGCTGACGATGATTGACGCGAACGATTCATTGACTGTGGTAACCCCGCCAGCCGTGTTCACGACCCCTTGGATGAATGTCCAATCGGTCAACCATTCCTCCTACCAGTCACATGATGCCATCCCCAGGACACCGAAGGGAACCCCGGCGGGAGCACCACCGGCCGGCGCGGCCTTGAAAGCCACAGCCACTCCGTTGACGCCGTTGTCAGCGGCCGCTGATCCTATCAAAGTGAAGGTCCAATCCCAATGGATGGCCCCGGACGCCGCGTTGTAGAAATATCCCTCCAGGTCGGCGTTCTCCATAAGATCGAGGTCGGTCTCTCCGGCCGTCATCTGCTCACTAGCGATAGTCCCTTGCGATGAGGAAAGATTGTAAGTGCCGTCGAGACCGGTGCCGGTACCGAACGATGAGATGGTAGGGTTAGTCGCCGTTAGGCCGGCCCCGAAGACCGTGTAGCCGACCTGAAGTTTGCCTTGAGTGACGCCACTGACCGGGACCGTCATCACCGTTCCATTGATCGATGCGGTAAAGCGCGTGATGTACGTCACTAGGCTGAAGATCGCTCCGGCAGGGCTGGTTACCGTGGCACCAGGGCCATGCCCGATGGCCAGCGAGGCGATTACCAGGCCATTCGCCGTTGTCGGCGTGATGTCTGGCGCATGAGTGAGGGATGTCGTTCCGCCAACGTTAGTGCTGTTCTCAAGCGCAGAAACATCAAATGGAGCGTCGGCCGCTCCTGAGATGTCATAGAACCGTATCGAGTTGGGGACAACGCCTGAAAGCACCGGAAAGCTGACGACCAAATCGGGATTGGCGGACTTGTTCACAGACCACCAAATCTTGGCACCGCCGGTCGTCGCCGACGACCAAGTCCCTCCCTCGTTGTCCGATATAGCACCTATGTTCGAGTCACCGAGCGTGTCGGTTATCACGCGGAGGTTGCCAATTGCCGGCATCTGGAGCGCCAAAGTGAATGGTCCTGGCGACTGGTTGGTCTGGTGGATCATCTTTCTGATGCGGATACCAGATTGGCTCGGTGTGCCGGCCGTGGCCACCTTGAGCGCGACGGCCACGCAGTTCCAGAGAGTAGTTGTTCCAGTTTCACCCGTGGCTGTGATACCAGGATTGATCGCGGCCGACGCGGTCTGGATGAACCACTGCGACGCATGGGGAAACCCATTGTTGCTGGTCCATGCTCTATCAGCATCCAGCAAAGTGAAATTTGTTCCTTTCACCCAATTCGACGGATTGCTGATCGCGCCACCTTGGGCGCTCGCGTAATAGTTCCATATGATGTTGCCGCCGTTGGCATCGTTGTTGGTGGTCGGTGTGAACGAGCCTGTGGTCAACGAACCTGCCGAAGCATGTACGTCTGCGGTCGCGCTCGTGCCGTTGACGGGACTCGCCGTGTCGATGTTGTTGAAACAGCTCGCCGTGTATTGAAGCGGACGGAGAGGCGCCGAAAAAGCAATTGTGACCGTGAAGTTTCCCGCGTTTGCATTTTTCAAGACGAAGATTGCTGCCTCGGTATCTAAAGCGCCCGCGCTCACGGATGCTGCTGGCCAAGTGTTGCCGTTGTTGTCGGTGATCGTCGGCGTGTTGCCAACGAGGAATGACAATGCAAGGACAATGCAATTACCCGCCCCAGGGTCGGGGAGCGGAATCATGTAATTATTCCCGTCTAGCCCTTGACCAGCCGGATTCGCCGACGATGAGATGTGCCAAATGAGCGTCGGTAGAGACATGAATTATGGCTGCACGAACGGAGTGCCGGCATCAAAGCGAGCCTTGGCCGGAAAGCCAGAAGAAGTTGTACACGCCCCAGGGCCAGTCGGCGATGGCAACTGACTCGCTCCAGCAGGCGTCACTGGCGGCCACGGATAGGCACAGGAGGCCCCGGTGAAAAACGACGGTTTGGCGGGCAAGTAGAACGAGTTCGGCAGGTTGTGATCCGGCGTGCCCGCATCGTACTGTATCGAGCTGTTGAAGTAGTTATAGTTACCATGGCGGAACGTCCACGTCGTGCCGTTGGGGTCGACCGGCTGCGGGACAACGTCGCGCCAACCGAGCAGCCAGATCCCGGGATTCTGATTAGCTCCGTTGTTGGAAAACTGCGCGTTTAGTTGGAACGCGTTTCCGGCCACGGTCACACCCGACACGCCAAGGACATTGCCGACGAAGGCGTGCCAGTAGTTGTACTCCTGCACCCCCGCGGCACGGAGGACGCCGCATCCGCTGCTGTTCCCGTTGCAGTTCGACCCGGCTGAATCAGTAATCGTGAAGCCCGAGTTGCTCTGACCGGAGAAGTAATACAGGTAGGGACTTCGTATGGCGGTCCCAAGGTTACGGAACCTCGTGTGGTAGAACGCCGACCCGTGAGTCGAATCGTCGTCCAGGTTGTGCGACCAGTTCCCTTCGAAGAGCATGTGGTGGCTCCCGGCGAGATGTGACCCGTTCGCCCCCAGCTCAACGAACGTGGGAGGAACGCCCGGTATCATGTCCATGTAGTTGTAGGCCACGACGCTGCCCGCACCTCCGGCCTTCATCACCATGCCCTTGCCGTTGAGGACCGATATGTTGTTTACGATGTACGCCTCGGTCGTGGTTTGAAGGTTGATCCCGTACTCCGCCCCGTTCGAGGCCGGATGAACATAGTGGTGGATGAAGCTCTTGTTGATCTCGATCCTTGCCGAGTAAGTCGATGACATGCCGCCACCGAACCACGTATCCGACTCGACGCCCTTGGCCCAGCAGTAGGCGCATACGTTGAACACCACCCCACCGCTGCTGGCGCCGTGGATGGTCAAGTTCTCTATGCCGACATTCTGCACGAACGCCAGCGGTGTCGGGGCATACAGGCGCGAGACGAGGGAAGTCTGGAAGGCAATGGTCAGAGGACTGTCGAAGGTGATCGTGTTCCCGTTTATCGCGATGATCTTTTTGATCTCGTTCACCACGTAACCGTCCGTGGTCGAGCATAGACTCTGGGTGTAGGCGCAGAACACGAAGCAGCTGGCGACGGTCCCGCACTCGTCGCCGGTTATGGTCGGGCTGTGGAGTTGCCACGCCAACCTGTTGGTCGCCGATTGCTTCCCGTCGACCAGGCTGCTGCCGGTGCTGTTGAGAAAATCAGGCGAAGCATAGACCATCCCCCCGGTCGCGTACCCCGTGCCGGCTGCGGGATCGGCCTGGAAGGACGGATTGTTGCCCTGGTTGAGCAGGACCCACTGGCCGACAGAGAACCCGCTCACGCTGGCGACGGTGATCTTGGTGTCGCCCTGCGCCGCGTCCGCCGTCAGCGTCGTCGGCGTCGTCCAACTGTTGTTGGCACTCTCGGGATAACCGAGCCCCAGCGTGATGACGGGGTTCGGGACGCAGCCATTAAGATTGCATCCATTGTTGGCAGCAATATTTGCCCCGCTGACCACCGCGCCCCAGGCGCTGGAATCTAATATCGTCGCGCAATACGGGCTTCCGGTGAAGTTCGCGCCCGTGCCGACGGTGCCGTTCGCCGAGGTGCCGGAAGAGGCGTTGCAATCGTCTGTCATGGCCGAAGTAGCGCAGTTCGACGTTTGCGTGCAGCCGCGGATCGTTATGCCTTTCTCGACGTTCAGCGTCTCGCTCTCGCCGATCAGGAATCTGCCGACCCCGAGCTGGACGACCTGTCCCGGCGTGCAGTTGTTGATGGCCGTCAGGATCTGCGGCTTGTCATCCATCCCGCCACCGAGCGGAGTGAGCACTGAGCCGCAGATGGTGGTCCGGTTCGGGATGCCGCCGACCGACTGCATCCCCGCCATCCGCCAATTGGCGTTCGCGTCGTTGTAAAATGGCAGCACTCCGAACGTCGGGTTGCCGGAGAATACGGGCGGCGTCACCACCGGCTGCGCGTGGAGATCGACAACCATCATCGCAACGAGCGCGGCAAAGAGAACGGTTCCCAGCTTCTTCATCATGGCACCGTGAATATCGAGATGTTTATCGGGATGTCACCCGTCGCCGTGAACAGGAACGAGACGTTGGTTCCGTTGGTCTCGGCTTGCGTCGGCGCGTAGTCATACTGACCGTTGCCGAGGTTCGTCACGGTCCCGCCACCAGCCGATTGCGCGCCGCCATCTTTGGAGACAAAGACCGAAACGGTGGCACCCGTATCTGCGATGCCGGCCGTCGTCATCATCACGAAAGTGACGTGTTGCTGCGGCGATGCACTGTTCTTGTGCAAGCCTCCCGTCAGGAGCATCAGGTTCTCGGGAACGGCGCTACTCGCCGTGATCAGGAAGCTGACGCAGTTCCCGTTGGTCTCCGCCTGGGTGGGGGCATAGTTGTAGACACCGTTTCCGAGTTCGGAGAACGTCCCCGTGGTGGAAGCCTGGGCACTGCCATCTTTTGACGTGAACCCAACGATGGTGGCGCCCGTGAGCGCGTTGCTGTTCGTCACGTTGACAAGTTCGAACGTGAAGTTCTGGTTGGGCACGTTTTTCAGTAAACTCATATCGCCTAGATTTCCGGTCGGTGGCGGTACAAGAGAAAACGGATTCCTTGCTATCGGCCCGCTCGCAAAGGTCATTGCGGGACCAGCGTTGCCGAGAACCCCCAATGTAGGCCAGTGCAACAATCAACGGTGGGAAACGTGGCTGGCATGGCCCCGAACGTCTGCCCGGCCCACTTGGCCTGACCAGAGGATTGATCGACGGGGAAGCTCAGGTTGCTGCTACTCGGCTCGTAGGCCAGCCAATAAGTTCCCGCCGGGATCGGCACATTGCCAACGGGTTGGATGTTCCGGCCAGCGATTGGCGTGAACGTCCCGGTCTGGACGACGATCTGGTTGTCCAATGTGTAGACGCCAAGGCGGAGCTGGCCAGCAGGATTTACCACGCAGAACGATAAACTCTTGAGCGTTCCGGCCTGCGCCAGTTCAGCGGCTTGCGCCAAGATCAAGCCGCCGTTGCCGCCGTCAGTGCCAGCGAGGTTGCATGATGTCTCGCCCATCGTGATCGTCGTAGCGGGAGGTGGGGGAGGTGGAGGAGGTGGGGGAGGTGGAGGAGGTGGAGGCGCACCGCTACAATCAATATTTGGGTTTGCGGGACCTGAAAACGGCGCTGTCATCGCTGCTAGTGGAGGGGCGATCACCGTCCCGCCGGGCACAGGACACGATTGCGAGAATGTCGGCTCGGTCCAATGCAGAAATGGAACCACACTCAGCAATATCGTAAAAACTACCTTCGGAACGTCGATGCGCATTGCCTTCATCCTCCTGGTGGCGGCCTTTAGATAAATCTTGTTGTCGCCCATTTTCGAGCACACTACGCACCGCCCATTTGATGCGTAGCGCTCGGCAACGTGACCGTGCCGGCACGGATTCCCGGTGAAATATCGCCTTCCCCTCAGGCCGCGCTCAGGTCGTTTGCAACCCTTCTCACCAACTCGTCCCACTCACCGACCTTCTTCTGCCGATAGATCTTGACGCTAGGATACCACGGGCTGCGCTCGTTCCAAGGGGAGCCTGGGCGCTCGGCCATCCAGTGCCACGACCCGGGCTCGGCCGAGTTCATCAGCCACACGGGCTTTCCCATCGCGCCGGCGAGGTGCACCACCGCGGTGTCGACGGAGATAACGAGGTCGAGGTTGGCGATCAGCGCCGCGGTGTCGTCCCAAGACGGCTTCTCGGGAAGGACATTGTGGATATATTTGCACGACTTCATCTGATCCCGTTCTGGTCCGACCTGGAGACTGAAGAATCTAACTGGAATGTCCAGGTAAACTATGTTTTTGAGATCGTCGAAGTGCATCGACTTCCGCTTGCCGTACCTCGCGATCCACAGACCCTCGCGGATGCCGGACGACCAGCACAGGCCGACCTTCTTCTGACCGGGATCGCAGCTGCGCTTCAATATCCAGTGATACCGATCTACCAATTCCGGATCAGTGTGCAGGTACGGCCCGAACCACGGCACGGTGTCGACCTCCGTCCCGAACACGTGCGGGAGCTCGCCGATCGGGATGTGATAGTCAAACGCCTCGATGCCGATCGCGCCTGGATAGTCTATGGCCTGCGGGACGACCTTCACCTCTGGAAAGCTGCGCTGCATCAGGGACAGCATGTTCTCATAGGCTTCGTAGCGAACGTCATATCCCTTATCGGTCATCAGCCGAAGGTACCGCGAGCAACAAAGGTTGTCGCCGAACCCGGCCTCGGCGTGGACATGGATACGTGTTCTAGTAACGGTACTCTTATCTGCACTGGTGTCATAATTATAGTTCGCAACCGACCCCTCGCCATTCCACATCGGCAGATCGAAGCGATTGACCGGCACGTACAGCGGCAGCTGGGTGCGCTCCACGGACCTCCATGTGTGCTCCTTCCATCCATCCCTGTAGCGGCCCAACGCGTGGAGCGACAAACTCTTGTTCCAGTGGCACGTCGCGGGCTCGCTAACGCCGACCTCCAAGGCCTCGTCGTAGAGCGCTATCGCGTCCTCGTGCCGCCCCTCGCGGTAGGCGGTGAAGGCCAGGGTCAGCGTCGCGTCACCATGCGCGGTGGGCGGTTCTTTGGCGAAGCGGACCTCGTGCGCCAGCCTCTCGGCCTCGGCGTAAACCTCCTTCGTCGGCTCGTCGTCGAACAGCGCCGAGATCATGTCCAACTTCGGCTCAACAGCGTCCGGGTCGACTTCCATCGCGCGCCGGAAGGCGGACTTAGCCTCCTCCAGCTTCTCCGACCAGAGGTAGAGGCCGCCGAGCATGCGCCACGCGTGAACGTTGTCCGGCTCGATGCGCGTCGCCACGATGGCCTCGTTGATCGCCCGGTCCCAATGCCGCATCGGCCGCAATGTCTGCCCCACCATCTCCAGGATGTACTCGACCGCATCCGGGACGCATTTGATCGCTTCCTGGTACCAGTCGAACGCCGTCCCCAGCTTCTTCTGGCTGGCCGCGATCTTCGCGAAGAAGAAACATGCCTCGCCACGGGCGATGCGCTGCGCCTTGGTCTCTGGATTCTTCGTGATCGTGTAGATCAAACGGAATAGGTTGTTGGCGTCCAAGACGCGGCCGGCGTGGTAGTACCCGCTGGCCTGCGCCAGCATGTCCTTGAGGTTGACGGTCTCGCTCGGGACGGGAGCCACATCGACGGACGACACCATCCCAACCCAGCCAGCCTGGTAATGCTGGAACACCTGCTCGGCACCTACCTCCGCGGCATACCTCGCGACCAGCCCGCCCTTGCCGCCGACCTCGATGTAAGGACAGTTCTCAAGGACGATCGGGGCGTCGTCGACAGCGACGAGCGTGTTCGGCCGCAGGATCGGCAACGCCGCCAACAGTTCGTCTAGGTGGTGCTTCTGGGCAAGGAGCGTCGCCGCCCAGTTCAGGTTCGATGCGTCGAGGTAGAGCAGGTCGATGGGATCGGAAGAAACATCGGCCGCCGCCTTCAGATATTGAACGCTGTCGCCGCAGTGGATGTACGAGGAAGCGCACACCGCTCCCCTGCACAACTCGACGGATGCGGCGTCCGTATCCACGGATTCGAACGATGACCCGGGATGCGTCCTCACGTACTTGTCGAACAGCAGAGTCGAACACCCGTTTCCACCCCAACCATCATCGTTGAGCCTCTCCGCGCAGCCCGTCTCAACGATGAGCACTGGCCGGTCGAACCGGTCGAGGTGCTCGAACATCATGCGAAAGGTGTCGGCGCGGGTGTGATACGACGGGACGGGCCACGACTTGAGCCGCGAGACCGCGTGCTCCTCGTACCACTTCCAGAAATCTACGGAGTATCCTGGGCCACGAACGGATTGGGTCGTTCGTTTGTCATCGTGGGCGGTTCCATGCATGGCGGTTCCGTTTCCTTCGGGTGGAGGCGGGTCCGCTCTTCGCCGATGTAGCCGTCGTCATAGAAGCGCACCCGAGACGTGCCGTAGCATCGATAACACATGCCGGCCTCTGGAGTGCTACCGCGCCCGCCACAATCCGGGCAAGGCCGATATTCGAAATTCTGCCAGGGAGCACCGTCTTTCTGCGTGACGGTGACGTGGACTTCGCCGAGGGAATGGGCGTTGCAGCCGAACTCTGGCGGGGTCTCGATATTCAGCGCCTGGCACTGGCCCTTCCCAGGAGCCGAGGTGGGCGTGAATATCTCGGTTCCGTCGCTGTAGACGGTCTTCTTGCCCATGATCCAGTGGACGCAGTTGAAGCAGTGTCCCATCAGTATTCCGTGAGGCTTCCATAAAACTTCTGACGATAGACGGCCTCATCGATGTCGCACTTCTTGAGCCAAGACCTGCACGGCCTGCCGGCACATCCCGGAATGGTGGTGCCGTTAGGACCCGGACGATCTATGCAGACTTCCTCCATGCACGACCGACAGAAGTCGATGTAGTCCGTCATCTTCTTAAGGGACGGAAACTCGGTGACGTGCTGGCAATGGCTGCAGGTGGAACTGTGCATCTCGACGCACGTCCAACCGTCGCTCCGGAACGTCACCCCGCCAGGCTTGAAGTTCTGTAGCTTCATCAGGCCTCGCCAAACGCTATCGTCCCGATGCCCGAGAACGCCTGGGCACCGCCTGAGCAGAGCATGCGGATGGCGAGACCGTTCTGCGAGACGGACGGGACGATGATGTTGTCGCCGTCGTCCAGAGCGCGCCACCGGTTGAACCCGCGCTGGTTGATGGGCCAGCTGTATAGCGACAGGCCGTTGCCCTGGGTGGTGACTACCGCCTCCGTCGTCGCGAGATTGGAATAGGTCGAAAGCGCAGCTGAGCTGGCCGTGCCGTCCAACGGGTTTGGGGTGACCAGGGTGGAGGCAAGGGACGCACTGGCCCCGATCCGCGACACGTCCCACAGCATCGAGGTGTCCGTGTTGGCGTAGGCGCTGGCCACCTGCCCGACGTTGGCCTCGTACAAGTTGATCCTGCGTGTCGATGCGGCCGCGGTCGAGACGTAGATGACGCCGGCCGAGCGGAACGCGACGCCGACCGAGCCGAGAAGCTGAACGCCGAAGTTTGCCATAACGTGATCTCCTCTTAGGTCGATGCGACGTTGATCCTGAAGCCCGTCGACACTGCGAACGGTTCGCCAATCCCCATTGCTGGAAGATGAAAGGAGTTGGTCGCTGTCGGCGTCGTGGCGGTGCTCGTCGAGTTAAGGCAGATGAACGAACCAACATCAGAGTTCACGCGGATATACTTCGTTCCTGCCCCCGGGAACGGAGCCGTGCTAGCTGACGACAGCGAGTAGGAGACGATAGCCGTCTTTCCTGGCTGCCTCGGGTTGGCGTCGCTGACGTGCTCGCTGACATAGACCGTCATCGCTCACTCCGGGTGATGCTCGCCGCTGTTGCCCTTCGTCCTGGGCACCAGTAGACCGCTGGGAAGCTTTTCAGCGTCCATGCTGGCAGGACCAAGGCCATCAGGAACACGCACGGGCGCGGTCCGCACGGGCGCTGCGGTCGTACCTTTCATCTCCGCGGTGATCATCTCGGCCGGAGCCGCGTCCAACTCGGCATCGTGCTCGCCGTCGACGAACGTGCGGCGCACGTACTGGATGGCCTCCAGCGCGCCCTCGTAGTGTTTCACTAGCTCGGAGTGATGCCGGACCACCTCGCGGTGGTTGGTCAATGCCGCCTTGATCTCCAACTCCCTCACGAAGAGCTTGCGGCCCATCCGCGTCGCCTCGGCGTAACCGTACAACGGCGGCGGGCTGGCGAGGCAGGACTCCAGCGGCACGGACACCTTGATCCCGCGATCGTTGGCCAGCCACATCATGTTGAGGCAGCCCGACTTCTGCGCGCCGTAGGCCTCCTCCGTCGCCGCCATGTCGACGCCGTAGATGCCGATCTCCTCGGTCTTGAGGTGCATGGCGTAGGCGATCATCCACGAGATCGACGACGTGAAGTTGTTGCGCCCGAAGGAACCAAACTCCCTCAGCAGCGCGTCGCGCGGGAAGACCTTCGCCTGCGGTAGCAGGTCGTTCGGTTCCTGCATGTACACAGGGAACGACTGCGTCTTCAGCCAGTCGAAGTACGGCCCGCGCCACTCGTTATTCTCGGGGCCATACATGTCGATGACGCCGTGCAACTCGAACCACCGCGTCACCCGGGGGATCACGCCGCCGCGGTTGCCGGGAGAGCACACCCAGATCTCCCACGTGTCGTCCTCGAACGGGGCGAGCATCTTGGACGTGGGGACAGTACCGAGTATCGCGACCTTCACTGGCGGTATCCTTTCGATGGGTAAGTCGCGTTCCTTAGCACAAATTAGCTGCTCGCGCTCATGCCGGCTGTACCGACGGTGCTCGGCCACACGCCCAAGTTGGCCCATTGCGCCGTCGAAATGCCAACCAAGACCATCGCTCCGGCAACGCCAGCCGTCGTGCTAACCTTCCAAAATGAGTTGACGCCGTCGAAGAACACGACGCCCGTGCTGTTCGTCTTGATGGTCAATCCACCAATCGTTGACATGGTCGTGACAACAATCGTCTTCTCGATCCCAGGCTCTGGCGCAGCAAGAACCAGAAGCTGTGTCGCGCTGCTAGTTTTGACGATGCTGACTCCGTTGTTCGGCAAAGTAGAGCCAGGCGTCACGCTGGCGTCCACTACACCGTAGACGTACTCGTTGACGCCACCCTTGCCGATGAAGACGTTGTCGGCCTGGGCCTTGCCCTTGATGCGTTGAACGATGCCGCTGACGCCCATTTGTCAGGTTCTCCTCAGTTCGACTTGTCGTCGCCCTTGCCGTTCGCCGGCAGCGGCTTCCCCGCCAGCAGGTAGGCGGACTCCCTGTCGAGCGCCTGCTCGTTGAGCCTGCGGCCCTCGACCACGTTGTAGCGGCCGAACCCGCAGTTCACGATGTGGCGCTCCTGCGGCTCGGATGAGTGCTGGGCCTGCTGGGCGACCGCCTCCATCGGCCATATCGCCAAGTAGCCGCGGTCGATCAGCGAAGACCGGTTCGACGTGCGGATAGACCGCACCTCGTCGCCGGTGAGCACCGTGCCGCGCGGCAGCGTCTTGTCGCCCATCCGGAACGGGCGCTCGACCTTGCCGCCGCCGATGTGGGTGTGACGGATGGGGATCATGTCGATTTTCTCTACCTACTTGTTGGTCGCAATTATCGACATCAGACCGTCGTTATGGCTGACCAGAAGAACCCGAGGTCGGCCCCGACCACCTGCATGTCGAACGCCATCTCAGCCTCGTTGCGGATCGTCCCGAGCCCCAACCAGTTCATCGGGATCTGCGACACCCTGATGCCCAGCGAGTTCAGCCCGGTGAACGCCTGCCAGCCGAAGGTGTAGCCGCTCGACGGGATCATCAGGCCGGGCTGTCCCGGCACGTAGAGCAGCAGCGCGTTCTTGCCGGCGACGAACGCCATCGATGCACTCAGGTTCTCGGCCGCAGTGTTGTAGACGGCCTTGCTGACCACGATGCGGTCGATCGCGAACGCCTGCGCAAGGAGCTGCGGCGTGATCGTGCCGGCGAACGCGGGGTTCGTGTACTTGATACGATCGATCACCAGCGGGTGCTTGCGCAGCGCCTGGTAGACATTCCACGAGATCAGGAACACGTTCGGCAGGAAGCCGGTGTTCGTCAGGATGGTCGTCTGGCCGAACGCGATGTCCGTGAAAGGGTCGGAGTTCGCGTCGTCGTCCCAGAATACGGGCGCAAAGGTCCCGGGACTGCCGAGCGCCGCGGTGGTGCCGGTGGCGTCGCCGCCGCCCAGCGTGTTCCAGACACCCGTGATCATGTACTTCGACATGAAGAAGCGGTCGCGCCTGATCATCAGCTTCTGCATCAGCTGGCGGGTGCTCACCACATCGATGTCGATCGCCGGGTCCTGGTTGGCGCGGACCTGCGGACCGACGTCCTGGTGCAATGCCCAAACTTTGGCGCTGTAGGTCTGCGTCGTCAGGTTGACGCCGGTGCCCGCCGACTCCGACGCGTCGGCGCGGACCTGCGCCTCGTCGCGGAAGAAGTCCGCCTTGCTCCACACGAAGTAGACGTCCGTCTGGTGCTGGACCGGCACCATCGGGAAAACCTTGTCCGCCACGTAGTTGTCGTCGCTCTGGAAGTAGGCGACGGCAATTTGGGTCAACGCTGCAGCTACGTGGACGTCCCCGAACGTGGGTGAGGGCACGGCTAACCTCCTATTTCATAAGGCTTTTCTGCAAAGTTTGCAGATTGCCGACTGCGACGTCCACGTAGTGTTGACGACAACACGTGGCTGGTGATTGTTCGATCATTGGAGGCGGCAACATGCCTAAGACCCAAAAGTATATCGATCGAACAAAAGCTCTCGAACTGCTGGAACAAATTGGTAATGCGGCTGAAGTTGCTCGGCGCATGGGAGTTCATGAGAACAGCATCCGCGCTATCGCCAGAGCTAATTTGAAGATTTGCGTTCGATGTCGCGATCCAGTCGTCGCGCTCGGAAAGACATTCTGCGCCAAATGTCTGGAGTGGAACAAAAACCGCATGGCGGCAAAACGAAAGGAACGAAGGAGACAAGGTCTCTGCGTTAACTGCGGACAGCCTCGCGCTCTTGGTCTTCGCATTCATTGTTCGGCATGCAACGAGGCGGCCAGTGAACGGAATGAAAGATACCAGAAGCGCAGAGGCCCATGCACGCCCAAGCAAAAACAGGACGATCTTCTCGAACGATACGGCGCTGATGCGTGGAAACGCTGGCAGCACGCTGAGGCAAAGTGCGAAGCCTGCGGCGCAGCGTACGGCGAGATCGCCATACACGTGCACCACATTGACGAAGATCAATCGAACAACACGTTCGAAAACTTCGCCTGCCTGTGCTTCGATTGCCACCGAGCCGTTCATCGTCTCATCTCATCGCGCGACCGTAAGGCGCTGATCTCCTGGTTCGAGAAAACGTATCCGCTGCATCAACTCCGCTAACGCACCACCAAGACAGTGAGCGCAGATATTGCTCCTCCACTCACATCGCACTTAAAAGAAAGGAATCCTTCCGGCATGTTGAACGTGTAGTCTCCAGCAGCAGTTATGGAAGGCATGTTCAACGAAACCAGACCTATTCTCTCTCCAGACGCCCACGGCGAATCAGCATCCCATCCCATGGTGAGTTTTGATGTGCCGTTGAACGTAACTCCGGCGACCACGATAACGTGACCAAAGCCGCCTTCCCATTTCATCCACATTGTGCCCACCGCATCAGCGGGGACTGCTGGACTGAAACTGGCATATATTTGCGTGACTTTGGTCATCAGAAGCTTGACGCGATCTGGACGCCGCCAACGAAGGCAGTGAATACCGCACCGACACTAAGCGCGTTCTCGATTGCGATGCCGACTGCTCTGCCATTGCCGCTAGCCCACGGAACAACTGAGCCGGATGATGTGGATGATGCTTGCAGCAATGATCCGCCAGCGATTGCAGTGGATGCTGACACCACCTTCGTGATGCCAAAGATACCGACGTCGACCGCATCACCAGCGCGTGGCTTGTTCTGACAGACGCCATACACTGATTGGGCCGACGACAAATTGATCATCGTCGACGTGAACAGAGTGATGGTGCGACCGGTGCTGAGCGTGACCAACAAGTACTGACCACTGCCGCTTGGACCAGCTAGGGTCGTACCAGTGATCGTCGAGTTGCGGAAATCCTGCCCGGTCGACAGGATAGTCTGAGACCCGTCGTGGATGAGCGGCGATTCCGTCGCCTGCTGCTGCTGGACCGGGCGGCCCTTGGCGCGCTGGATGAACCCGCGGCGCTTGATGCCGAAACCGCCGTCCGTCCGGCGCTCCAGCTCCATGAAGGCGCGGCCCTGGCCGATCTCTTTCTCGAAGTACATGGCTACTGCTCCTCCATGGAACGGATGTCGTGCGTGGCTCAGGCGGCGTGGGACCGGCCGTGGATCTTGGCCATGCGCGCGTCGGCCTCGGCCTGGCGCAGCTTGATGTTGGCCGGATCGTTGTAGGCCTTGTCGAACGCCTGGGCCTCGGTGAGGGACGGGTCTTTCTCACGCAGCGCCTTGGCCATCGTGGCGATGGCGTCCATCGCGGTGGCACCCTCGCCTTCCGGCGAACCGGTGACGCCGATCTCCTCGAACGCGCGGCTGGACTTCTCGAACGCCTTCTTGGACTTCGCCAACTCGGCGACCATGCCCTCGTACTTCTTGATGGCGTCCTTGTCGCCGCGGCGCATCTTCATCAGCACCTCGCCGGCGTCGGTCTGGGTGAACCCAGAGTCCTTCGCGTCCTGCTTGGCGATCTTGAGGTCGCGCTCGTCGTCCATGGCGTCGAGGCGCTTCTTCAGATCTGCGTTCTCGGCCATCAAACCCTTGACAATCGGATCGTCGGACAAACGCTTCTTCGTCTTGTCCATCTCGCCGTCGCGCGCATCTGGTGACATGTCGCGGAACTTCTTCTTGTCCGTGTCCGATCCCAGGTTGTCGTGGTAGGTCCTCTGGGCGTCCGACATCTTCGAGATGAGGAGTTCCATCTCAAGTTTCTCGATGCGCACGTCCTTCTCGGCGCCGGCCTTGGTGACGGCCTCGTCGATCATCTTCTGGACCGCTGCGGTGGTCAGGGCTGTCACTTGGGACATGTCTTTTTTCTCCGTGTCGTCATCAGCGTCGTCCTCAAGTCCGAGTCCGGCGATGTGGTCCTTGAACTGGTTGTAGCTGGTGGTGATCGACGGGACCTTGTCGGTGATGTCCTCGTCGCAAAGGATGGACTGTATCGAGCAATCGAGCGCGCACATCGCGTCGCGAACGGCACACATCAGTTCCGACGCGTCCTCGGCCGTCTCCATGGCGTCTGCCATGTCGCTGAAGTCCTTCGCCGCCTTGCACACCTTGGCGAAGACGTTGCGCTCGGCGACCAACTCGACGTCGGCCTTGGTGAGGCCCTTGCTCCAGGAATCCGGCAGCATGTCTGACGCGCCGAGCGCAGATGCCCGCGCCTTGATGTGCGCCTTCGCCTTCGCCGGATTCTTCGCGCGGCCGATCGCCTGGATGGCGTTGCCAAGGTCTTCTTTGGTCTTGATCGGGAATGAACCATCAGGAAGGGCAGCGCCGCTGTCCGCGGCAGACTGGCGCTCCTTGCCGCTGAACTCGCGCTTTAGATATTCCGCCACTTCCTCGGAGAGGTCCGCAATCTCGTCAGGCCCCATGGACTCGTACAGCGAAGGCATGTTGCGCTTCGTGAGAACCACCTTGACGCCACGTCCCGCGCCCACATCGACGCTGCTCACATCATCTATGCGAAGGTTCCGGAGTACGCGGGCCATGCATTGCTATTTACAGCCACGTCAAAACGTTGGAAATTCATGAGCGCGCGCATAATGGAGCGAAGAACGATCAGATGTCCCACGCGATGAAAGACTACCGGCAGCGCCGGGGATACTCGGGAAGCAACGGGAGAATCCCCACCATATCGCTCAAGGTCGGCAGCATCATGCTTACGGAGCGGGACAAGAAGCACTGGGGCTGGGAGATCGCCAAGCGGGTCGGGACATCGCCCACTTCGGTGTCTCAGATATTCCGCAGCTTCGAGCGCCGTGGCTGGGTCCGGTGCCACCATGAGAAAGTTAACGCCGCCACGGAATATAGGCCACCAAGGATCCTATACGACCTCACCGCTGACGGCGTCGTCGCTATCCGCGATGCCCTCATTCCGTTCCAGCATGCGCCGGTGTCGACGTAGTCGGCGGATAGCTGCCAAAAGGCTTGCCGGCAGCATCAAGGATGTTCGCGAAATCAGGCGGTGTCGCCGGCGTGCGGTAGCCTACAAGCTCGTCATCAACGAGCTTTGCCAAAGCGACGCATAGCTGATCTTGCATCCACTCCGCATCTTCTTTGGTATCGCAGCCGTGCGGCGAGACGCAAAAGCGCTGGTTCGTTACTTGCAGGAAGACATTGTGCGCGTCGGGGAAGCCTTCCATCACGACGGGCTGGACCAGTGTATACTTTTTCATTGAGGCTGTGTCTGTCATTTACTCCTCCTCGGTGGACACCTCAACAGGCACGTACCTCACGATACCTCTACCCTGGATCGTGCCAAAAGTGACACTCCGAACGCCGTCCTGTGTCAAGTTTCGTACCCCGTCAGTCAGCGGCTCGCGGCAGCGAGCCGCCTAATAGATTCACTTTCAGCCTCGGCCTTCTCGGCGCGCCCTTTCCATAAGATGGCCTGCATTCCAGTTTCCGTATTTGCCATCTGAAGAGCGTCTCGTTCATCTTCCAGCTCGCGGATACGGGCGGCGGCTTCTTCGCGCAATGCGCCAGGAACCGTCCATAGCCAGTTCTTATTGAGCAGCCGTTCGATCAAATCGCTCATGTCTTCCCTCGTCAGTCAGCGGCTCGCTGCCAAGCCTACCTCACGGTGCGAATAGGGGCGTCCCGCCGTAGGGGGCTCGTTTAAGACACGGATACAAACCCGCATCCCCCATTCATAGGCTCACTCTCACCATGGCGGATGAGAGCCGTTTGTGCAGCGAGCCGCCATCCGGATGAGAGCCTAACGGACAGCGAGCCGCCTAGCTTTAGCTTCTCGCGGGCCGGTTCGTCGGCCGGCAATTATCCAGATTCGGTAGCGTGCAGCACCTCGCACGCGAATGCCCTGGACACCTAATCTGGCTTCACTAAGGGGCCGTAGCCACTTCCGCGAGAATAGCCCCCGGCACGCCGGAGGCTAAGAGAAAAACAGGCGACGCTTTCAACACGCCGCCTGAAAGTCAACTGCTTCGTAGCTGAACGGACAGACGCCCGCACAGTGTCGCTAGCTATATCATTTGAGGAGCCAAAATCAAATCGGGCCTCCAGTGTGGCGGGAGGCCCGACTTCGCTCTCTGAGAGGGGATCTCTGAGATGTTGAAATTCAGGGAGAAACTCCAACCCGGTCACGCTGTCACGTCTTCACGTGGCGGTCAAGCGTCGATTGTTTCCCGCCGCGCCTTCCCCCCCACGCTGAACTCAGGCAACGACCCATCTTTAATTCTGGCCCAGACGCCAGGATCATCGACTTTGAATCCTACCCACCACCCCGTCAACCCCAGGTCGATCCCAATAGCGTCCTGCTTCTGCTTGGTGAACATCATGGATTCGACCAACCGCCCGACACCCATCCGCTCGTGCATGTCGCCCTGCTGGCGGCAGTAGAGCGCGAAGTCGTATGCCGCCTTCTCCAGCTCGTCCTCCGGAATGATGTCGTCCTGCTTGTCGACCACATCCACACCGCCGATGGAGCAGACCGACGCCCAGCCGAACACAAGCTGCTGGTCCTCGTCGGTCTTCCGGACGTCGAACTCGATCTCCATGTCGAGCGCCTTGTTCACGGGCTCGCCCTTGCTGCCTTGATTTTCATCGGTATGGACGCGCGGGTCATAGTCCTCGATGTCGAGGTATTTGACCGTGACCGTCTTCACACCGCTAAGCTTCGCCGCCGTCAGCCGATGGTGACCGTCGACTATGCAGTAGCGCCCCGGGCCAATGCGTACCACCACCGGACGCTTTTCAGGGGCACCCTCGATCATCGACTGTATCTTCCCCGGGTCGACCCGGTCCTGGACGGCTGACAGCATGGACAACGGGATCTCCCGCTCCTCCAGCGAATCCTGGTCCGTCAGCGCCGCCAGCACGCGCTCCTTCTGGTCGTTGCGCAGGTCAGAGAAGAAGTACTGGTCGTACGGGAACGGAGAACGCGCATTCTGATCGTCCAACGGGATCAGCTGGAGCGATACGTTGACCTGGTCTGTGGGCTTGGCGATGGACGACGTGCTACCCCCCAGTTTGGCCAGTTCCGCCTCGAGGAACTCGTGGACGCCGTCCGACTCCAGCCACGTCTTGCGCACCCAACCGTCCTTGGTCTTGCTCCATCCGTTCTTGACGGCGGTCCACGCCTGCCGGATGGCGGATTTCTCGGACTGCCCTGCCTTGATGCGGTCGTTGGCCACCTTGCGCCAGACGGTCTGCGCCTCCTGCGGCAGGACGTTCCTGACGCCGTCCGGAAGTTCATCGTTGCTGCCCCACACCTTGCCGATCTTCTCCTCCCCAGGACCTTCCTTGGCGCCCCTGAGGGCATTCTGGAGTTCATCGGTGCTGAACTCCATCTCGGTGACGTCGCCGGGGTCCTCGCCGGTCTTCATGAACTTCTTGGCGTCGACCGTCCCGTCCGGCCGCATCGCGGCGAACAGGCGCTCGTTGCGGTGGTGGGAAACCACAAGCATCTTCTTGCTGCCTGCCTTCTTGATGTGGTTCAGCATCGCCTGGGCGGCGCGGGCCTTGAACGTGTTGAACGACTCGCCGCCGTCCACCATCTCGTCCGGGTTCTCGACGTGCTCCAAAATACCGTCATGGGCCTCGTCCGTCGTCTGTCCGGTGAACTTGCCGAGGTTCCACGGCCGCATTCCATAGTCATGGATGGGCTTGATCCCAATCGCCTTGCCGACGATCTTAGACGTCTGGATGGCGCGGCCGAGATCAGAACTGACGATGTAGCCGATGTCTTGCTTCGCCAGTTTCTCGCCGGCCTTCTCGGCGTCCTCGATGCCCTCCGCCGTCAGCGGGACGTTGTTCCACGACCGCACTCTGTCCTTCGACATGTCGGTCTGATTGTTGAACCGGGTCGGGCCATGACGCATGAACAGGACGTTGACGGTGCGCTTCTCGAACGGCCAATAATGCGTCAGATTCGGCGCGATGCGGTTCTTTCCCCATTCCACCGGGATCGCTATGCCGCCGAGCACATCCGCCTTGATCTTCTCCAGCGCCTTGCCGAAGTTCATGGCCGGAATCGCCATGACGCGCGCACCATTGATCTCCCCGATGGTGGTCAGGAAGTCCTTCGCCTTGCGCTTGTTGGGAGACTGGTTGCCGAGCGCAGTGGCGGCATGGACGTCGCCGACGGTCATGCTCTTGCCCACTCTACCGCCATATTCCTCGACATGCGTGCTGAGGCGAGCGCGAACCTGCCCTAGCACACCGGTAGTCGCGTCCATGTGGTCCTCAATCGCTTTATGCAACGCCATCGCCTTGTCTGCGCTGTCTCTCTGCGCAACCTCTAGCTGTTTCTCCCATGCGGCATATTCTTTAGAATTCGCACCGTGCTCATCAAGAATAGGTTCCTCCTCGCTAGCGACATCGTCGGCGTTGTCGGTTGCATCCTGCAACGCCTGACGAGCCTCCTCAATATGATCAACACTATCGTGCATACCTTGCGGCACGTCTTCCATGGCGGCAGCCAACTTGCTACTGTCTTCGGCGTTTAGCTGGTCAGGATGGCCCGGGGAATCACCTGCCGTCCATCGTCCCTTCTCGTCGCGAGGTTCGCCTGGATCGAACGCCTTGCTAAATGCTTTCCCGAATATCTGCTGGTGCAACTCGTGAAGATCCGTCACCGCCTGCTGGTACATCCGGTGAATGCCCCAATAGAGGTCCTCGCTCTTGTCCTGGCTGTGCTCGCTGAGTTGGCGCTGAAGGTCATTCACCTTCTGTTGAGCATCGGCCATCTGCTTCTCGTCGCGGGCCTGCTGGCGCTCTTCCCGGCGAAGCTCGGCATCCAGGTAGGTGCTCACTGACTGGCCGCGCCGACCAGCAATCCTGCCACCGGTCCTGCCGCTCTGCCTCGTCGTCCCTTGGCCAACGCCAGACCCCGTCGTCCATTTGCCCTGATTGTCGCGAGACTCGTCCGGAGGACCGTCCTTCAGCACCTCGGCGAAAGACTTGGCCTTCCCAATGGCCGCGCGCGCCCTGGCGTTGGGATCGAGCGGTTCATAGTCGTCGCAGTAGCCGTGGGAGGCTATCGGAGGTGCAACGTGGGTGCATGCCGGCGGGTTGCCCTCAACGAACATCGAGCAGCCAGAGCACCGCTTGTCGCCATTGGGATGGTCCTGGTAGCCGACCTTGGCATGGGACTTAAGCTTGCGGACTACCTGAAGCTCTATCGCCTTCGTGAAGTTGATCGCCATCATGCACCCGATCGCAGACCCACCACCCGTGGGGGTCCTTGCCGATGCGACGATACACCAAAACCTCCCCGTCAAGGGAGAACGTGATCGTCTTCTGGACGCTGTTCACGTTCATCCAACCGAAGCCGATGCTCAGATTGTGGATGTCGATGATGATGCGGTCTGGACGTTCGGAGCTAGAGAAATGATGGACGCCGTCGTCATCTCGACTGACGATGATAGTCCCTGGCGATTTGTATAGGGTACTTTCCATCAATCTGATGAGGGTCACTACCTGACTCCGCGGACAGCATTAGCACGCGTGGCGCGCTTCGTCATGGGACCTGTCCGCAGCGGCCTCAGGATGAGTTGGTCGACGGACATCTTCGCGTCCTTGCGGATCACCTTGTCCTCGATCCAGCGCGCGAACTCGGCGTCGCCATCCGGGCTGTTGAACGCAGGCGCCGGATAGAACTCGCCACCGCGCTCGATCGGCTCCCGTCCCCGCTGGAACTGGTTGAGGCAGAATGCGATGTCCAAGATGCGGTGCGCGTTGCCAATCGCCGCCTTGGCTAATGGTCCGAGGTGATCGTATAGCCTCATCTCGGCGTTGCTGTATGCGGCGATGTCCATCGTTTCATCTTCCTGATTTTCTCAAGTTCATCACGAACATCTGGAGAGACCAAGGCCAGGATAATCTCGACTTCTCCATCGGAGATCGGTTCAGGCAATATCAAAATACCTGTGCCCTCTTCA